CAGTAGTGATATCCAAATCTTCTGCTGTAAGCTGCGTATCGACATACGCCTTGATAGACTGCTGCGTGGCAAGCTTAACGGCAGAATCGGACGCCATATCATCCTCATCCTTGATCCCCGTTACCGTTGCACCATCGGAAGCAATATTTACCGATGTGTTTGCAACAACTGTTGTGCCTGTTATTGCAGCGGCTGATGATCCACCGATAACTGCACCATCTACCGTACCGGCATTCACATCCACAGAGTTATCTGTTGTGGGACTGATTGCGATAGTTACCCAATCAGCGGTGGATGTGGTGGATTTATTGAATTTGAGTAACGAGTTTGTGGTGTCGTACCACAGCAAGCCCTGTGAGCCTTTACGCGCCCCATCCGCGACAATCGTAGACGGTGCTGTTGCCGATGCGTGAATTACATTGGTCGCCTGATCTATCGAGGGGAACGACTGCTTCAGAACTTTCTTGATTAATTGAAAATGTTGATCGCCAACTGAAACATTATCTGAGGATGTAGGATTTGTCGAAACGAGTGCGTCGATGTAGTTGCCAGTTTCCAGTCCCATTATGGATTACCTGATGTGTTGATGATTCTTAGAACCGACCCAGAATGACGATCCAGGGTGTCTGCTTTTTGAATGTTGTCGATTGCGTCGTCATACGCACCTTTCCACACCGGGATGTCCGGGTGGTTCTGTAAAAAGGGTGCGGCTTCGAGCAATGCGCCGTAAAGGTAAACGTCTGGATTGTTCGTCAGCATCGTATTGGACGGTGCTGCATCCGATAATGCGTCTACCTGTTTGTAGTAGATGATTTCGACGGTGTAAACCGCATCCGGGGCTGGGCCGAGATGGTAATTGTCACCGACGATGGTGTAGGTCAGGGGTTTGCCGGATGTACTGCCAGCCCATAACCTGTCCATCATTTCCGGTGTCAGGTATTCAAGTGGCGTAATCGGGGTTGTGTTGAGCGAAAACACGCGACCACTTAGATAGGATGTCGGCAGCGCATAGCTTCTCGTCCCTGCGGCGGTTGAGGCCGTGGTGGTGGTTTCCATTAGCCGGATACGCAACTTGCGGCCAAACCGCGCCTCGCACAATGCGATGAATTCGGTTATCCGGTTAGTTAGATCATCCCTGTCGAGCCAGTTGGCTATTGCCGTTTGGAGGGTTGAGTAAGTGTTAATCGCCATTAAATCTCTCTTAATGTAAAGCTAAATATCCGTAGCGGCGGGGGTACGATGGATACATCACCCCCAGGGGGATGCCCTCTCCATGAAACTTCACCAGGGAAGATTCAGGCGGGATGTAAACCTCGATCCCTTTTCCACGGGCAAAGCCGATCAGGTATTCCATGTTTGGTCGCTGGTAGGCGAACTCGGACATGTGGGATGGGTCGCCAGGAGTGGGCTTAACATCATCCATATCCACCCCCCAGATCCCAATCCTGCTTGCTCCCTCGGTTATCGCCAGGGCCATCAAATAGGATATGGATGAATTGAAATAATCCAGAGCAAGACACTCCACAACCCGTTCAATCGGATACCGGACAGCATTGGGAATGTCGTTATACGTCGTCTGCATGTACAGCGGTGCGCTGAGTGTCTTCAGCCGGTCCTCGTATCCGCTCCTTCGTCTCGCCTCTGGTTTTCTCAGGAGATCCAGCGGATGGATTTCAAAGTACCTGTCGAAGTAAGGCCAGCGGTCCTCGTCCCAGGGCAAACCCCATACTTCCCAGCGGGGATCATCAAAGGGGGCGTCATCGTGGGTGGATGGGGCTAACCCCACGATAGCAACTTGCCTCATCTACTCAGTTCAGTCACATATACCGTAGCGGTGCTGCTTGCCATAATCGCTGCACACTTGTTCGCCTCACTCACCCTGAAAAAATAGGGTGTGTCGGCGACGATGTATGTATGTGATGTCGTCGCTGTGGGCGATGTATCGAAGGTGATAAAGCAAGCCGCAGTTGTCGTTACCATGACATCGTTAACCTGCGTTGCAAACGCATTACTGGTAGCCGCGCTCGATGTAGTAGCCGATATGCTTTGCGTTACACCGGGTCTGAAAACATTGCTGTTTACATTATTCATAATTTTGCCTATAGGTTGGTCGGGGCAGTTTTGAAATACTTGTAATCTGGGTTGTTGAGATAAGCCGCGAGTAATTTGGAATCCCGTGCAATTTCTCCGTTGGTTTCACGCAACCAGCGTTCCCAGGTCGTCTTGGGGATAGATGCCGCGTGATGCCATTCGCCACGCTTGCCCAGCGTCAGCTTGTCGCCGTAATCGTTGAACTTGCGTTTGTTGTGGTTAAGAATGGGCGAGGCGTCCTGGGATGTTTTAATTCTCAACTTATTGTCTTCAAACTCCATATCCGTCTGACGACCATCGGTGTTGTCTAAAACAAACCTCTCAGACATAACCAACGTCCCCCACCTTGGGCGCACCATCAGCCGGGTCATGGTCGATGTAAGCCTTTTTCAACCAACCAATAGCATCTGTCGGTTCTTCCGGTTTTTCCACCTTCGGCTTTTTCTTGCCCTTCAACATTTTCTTTGCCGCTTTATCTAAATCTTTATCCATAGAAAGTAAGAAGGCGGGGTTTTTAGCCCCGCCCTCTTTCTAAGTTGTTACAGCCGGTTACGCTTTGCAATCAGCGAGGATGCCACTGGATTTTTCGTTCTTGGAACAAAGGCCAGCTTCATACAGAAGCATCTGTTTGACGCTATCGCCAGTCTTTGCTAAGTCAACAACGGTCCAATCCCGAAGCACATTCAAGCCCCAGTAATCCATGTCTAAGAAGAAGACATGTTCAGTGCTGTACAGATTCCGATCTGGTACGATCTTGAAACTGCCGAAGTCGGAGACATAGATGTCTACTGCGTTGATAGCAGTAACCGCTCCATCGCCTCTGATCTCGTTACGAATCGCATAGCCAGGACCGGCATTAGACGACAAGCCTGAGATTGCTTGCTTGATGGTGGCTGGACACAGGATCATGTCCGGGTTGCCACCGGCGTTGTAGGCATCGAGGATGACGTTCTTAATGCCAGCTTCCGTAATGGAAGCAGTAGCAGTAGCTTCTGTCATCGTGTCAGATCCATCGCCCGTTGCAGCAGCGGGTGAGCCTGAACCTGGGTTCATCGATACCCAGTTGGTTCCCAACCAAGTCGGTAGACCAGCAGATACACGGGCAGTTGTTGAATCACCCGTCACTTTAGCAATGTTCTGGGAAAGCATTTTTTCCCAGTCGCGCTTCATTTGCTTACCGCGTTTAGCGATCATGTAAGCCTGATGCTTGCCGTGACCGACATAACCTACAGCCTGATCCGTACCCGATGTTTGAACAACGTAGCGACTTATTTGCGTACGGTTATTCAAAAGTGTGGGTAACGATCTTGCACTCGCACTCGGAGAATCGTCGCCTTCTATCTGACGATTCGCAGCACCCGAACCAATGGTATCCGTCTGCCATTGGAAAAGGGTATTTACGGTATCCGAACGACTGCACCCACTAAAAAATGGGGTATCGAGTGGAGCGATATTGTAGATGATGTCGGCAATCTGCTTCTTTAGTTCCACTGACGAATAAGTCAGTGATGTGTTTGTAGCAATTGCCATTTCTTTGTTTCCTTAAAAGTTACAATAAAAGATCCTCAAGCAAATCGGCAGCGTGTTCGACTTTGCCGGATTGCTTCAGGCGGTTTCGTAGCTTGGTGTGCTTTTCCTTCGATTCGGATTTCTTGGACGACCCCTTACCACCGCGAATGACTCTCGGTTTGTTCTTGAGTTTCTTGGTCTTAACATCAGACTGCTGAAGCTCGTCGTACAACCGTGCCTTGTTCAAGATGATGAAAGAACGGTGATCAACCAGAGAGTTAATCTCCTCGTCCTGGTAGCCCTGCACCTTTGCGTAATTACGCAGTTTTCCGGCAAGCTCCCGTTGAGCATCAGGCTTGCCCCACTCCGGTAGTTTTTCTACCAGTGAGGTATGTTCTGATTTAACGGTTTCCTGCCACTGCTGCTGTTGCACATGGTGCGCCTTCTGTTGAGCGTTTTTTTGCTCGGCTTGAAGACGTTGCACCTTTTCCGAATGTTCCCGAAGCTCCTCTTTCTTAGTGACGTACTCGATCGGGTCATCCCGTTTAAGGGCTTCCCAATCAATAGCACCCCACTGGTCAAGTTGGGAGTTTTCGATGATGCTTTGAAGGTAATTGGCATACTGTTGCCGTTCCTGCTGGATCTGAGTAATTTCCGAGTTGTACTGATCGTTCAGTGACTCGAAGTTTTTTCTATCTTCAGCAAGCTGTTGGCTTTTCTTCGTAAACGAAGATTGCCGCGAATAACCACTCAGTAGTTCGTCAAGGCTGACCTCGATTTCTTCACCATCCACCCGGACGGCGTAAACGGGTTCCTGTTCTTCTTCCTCTGGTTCTTCGCTCTCGGATTCATCAGATTCGTCTTCTTCGACTTCCTCTGTTTCATCCTCAGAAACCGCCGGGGATTCTTCGTCTGGTTGCTCCGTGGACTCCAAATTCTCGTCGGTGGTGGCTTCCTCGGCTTCAGGCTGCTCTTGCGAGTCGATCAGTCCGAGTAATGCCTGTTCGGCCCCGCGTAGGGAACCGGATATTTCGTCTATCGGTGTTACTGCCGGTGCTTCTTGCGTATCGGCCATGCTTAGTTCTCCATGAAAAAGACCGCCCGAAGGCGGCCCTACCAGCGTCCATGCTGGCTCATTAGCTAATGAGTTTCTAAAAAATCAGTTTATCCCCGCGACTTAACTCTCCGGTAGTCATTACTGACTCGAAATGAGTTTTAAGTTTTTTAAGCAGTTGCAAACCTAGCCAGTAGTGTTCTCTGGCTTGCGTATCCTGGGTCTGGGAGTTTTCCCAGCGGTCCAAGAATTCTTCGTGAATGGTCGTCCAGGCTTCCTGAAAGAGGGGTTCTTCCAGGATGCGTTTGGCGGCCCTTTCGCGTTGTTCTATATCCAATTAGTACGCCCTACTCGTCCGACCCGTGCGCTTCGGTCGCCTGTACTTAGATGCCCATTTCTCGGCGGCATTGTAGGTTTTGAACTTTTTAGTCACACCACCATAAGCGGCTGTGAAACCATCTTTAGTTTTCCTGACTGGCATCTAGGTAGCCCCTATAGCGACGGGTCTTTTCTGTTCTGCTTCAAGTTTCAACTCTGCCATCTTCAACTGAGCGTCCACCTGTGCCTCAGCCGCGTCCTGCTGAACTTTCTGCGCCTTGATCTGGACTTCTGCTGCTTTGATTTCCAGTTCCTTCTGCTTGTTCTGCACCTCCATCTGCGCCATCTGCTGCTCGGGCGACGGACCTCGTGGTTGTGCATCTGCCGGGTTAGTCAGGAAAGATTCAACATCCTTGAATCCCATGTTCTCGATCATCTGAGCGCCGAGGTTGTACAGGTTCTGCTCGTTGACGATAGATAAACCACCGGCCATTGCCTGGGATGCGAATTGCGTGAGCTGTGCAAGCTGCATTGCCTTCTGGTCCCGGTTTCCGTTACCCAGGCCAACCGCAACGGTGCAGTCCATCTTGTCGCGCCACATGTCGGGACGGACAGGAACCCACTCGTTTCTGAGCATGATCACACGCTCCTTGTCCTGGTGTTTCTGAACCAGCTCGTACACCATTTCTGCGAGTTTCTTGACGCCCGTTTCGGCAAAGACCCTGGCTATAAGCTCAACACGCTGCTGTGCAGCAGTCATCACCTGGTTGACAGCGGCAGCGGTGGTATGGGATGTAAGGGCGTTTTCGTCCAGTCCCTGGCTCATGCGGGATATGCCGGAGCGTTCCTCGCGGATCTGGTCGAGGTACTGCATCATCTGGAAGACGTAGGGCTGTAACGGCGGGGTTGGTAACGGCTGGACTGCGCCCTGCGCTTTAACGCGAACGATGCCGCCTGGGCGTTGCGTCAGGAGGTCGTCCAAGTTGCACATTCCTTCCTGCACAGCAACACGACCGGCATTTTGAAGGTACATGTTGTCGAGGAGCTGGCGCATCAGAACGGTCTTAATTTCTTGCAGACTCTCCACCTGGTCGGTAATCGACATGCCGAATATCTGATGTGGCAACGGAACGGGCGTGACGGTTGCAAAGGGAATACTGTCAACCGGATCGTTGTCGAAAATCTGCCGACCGGAATAAAAGACACGACGCAGTTCGGCAATACCGTCATCATCAAAATCGACTTTCAGGAACGCTTCATTCACCCAAACCTCACGCATCGCACCAACCCCGGTATCGTCATAAATACCGTAGCTGGAAGAATCGAATGAAAACCTCGCTTCACGCTGCTCGTCCATTCGCACATCGTCACCGGCACCCACCAGATCCTCGTCTACCTTGTAACCCATCTCACGCAGTTCACTCAGCGTCATCCTGCGACGGTGACAGACAAAACGTGCGTCCTCGACGTTCTTAGCCTCGGTCGAGATCAGGAATTCTTCAGGCGGCACGTTGTCGATCTTGACCCGGCCCTTCCTGGCGTGACGGGTGATAGTGACATCGTGCAGAACTTCCACAAGCGATATTTCTTCTTCTGTTTCTTCCTCATCACGTTTTTCTGTGTGTTCGAGGACTTCAACATCGTCGCTGGATATAAGCGATTCAAGTTCCACATCCGTCAGGTCATGGTATTCCTCACGATCCCAGCGATCGGCGTCATCCCAGAAGCATTTGACAATGCCCAGTTTCTGGCAGAGCGCATCCTGGAACCACGACAGGCAGATGTTGAACCAGTTGTTGTCCTTGGTGAGGATGTAGTTGACGTAATCGGTTGACTGCTGTGCGCTTGGTACGTCTTCCGGGCCTTCCGGGTTAAATCTGACAACCTCATCGGATGAGGCGAAGATCCGCATTAGAGAAGGTTTTATCCACTCGATCGTGTCCATCACAGTGGTGTCACAAACCTGCGATCGCCCTTCTATCTCATTACCATACGGTTCTGCATAGTATCTGAGTAGTGACTCACGCCGGATTTCCGACAGTTCATCGTTGTTACCCTGTGCGGAGCTGAGTTCGTCTTCGACTCTACCCAGTAGTTCTTCGTCTGTTAGTTTTGCCATTTATACGATACCGAGGTCAGGGTATTTAATTTCTTCCTTCCAGATGGAATCACCCAGGGGCATGGCGAAGCGGGTGGATTGGACTGCGTACCTGGTAGCCGCCATCAGGTCGTCTTTCAGAGGTACGATCTTAGGCTTTCCGTCCGTACCGGCTCTGCGGTGATACATCCGAAATTCCTCCAGCCAATCAGCCAGCGTGTTAAATACCTGGAAACGCTCCTGCTCCATCATCGTCAGCATCTTCATAATTCCTGTTTCGATGGAGTTATTCCCTTTCTTCTCTCCCACGGCAACGGGGTTCGTAAAATGTTCTGGTAGCATGTTGAGGCCGTGGGTTCTGTACTGGTCGGTGAGGCCCGGATTACCCATACTATCCCGTCGGTGACCATCATGAGGCCACGCGCAAGGCGTGAACCCCGTCCTGCTTCTAATAGCCTGTGCATGGACATACGGCGCTGCTTTGCTCTGCCGGTAGGTGTCGTAGATGACGATTCTTTCTTCATCGGTTCCATAGGTGTCAGGGTCCACTGCCACGCCAACCCACGCAGTGGGGTGGTCGTAGCCGAAATCTATCCCCCCGATACGCGGCCAGTCGGACGGTATGGGGAAGGGTTCAACAAGAATCCTGTCTTCCATCACAGGGAATACGAGGCCAGAGCCGATAGACGGCCTGCCGTGCTTCCGCATCTCCCTTTCGTGCGGGGAGTAGGTCGCCAGGATCTGCTCCATAACAGCTTCTGAAAGGTGTCCAGATTCGCCTTTTACGACCGTTTTTACCCTTTCGGACGCATCATCCCACCCTGCATTCGTCAGGGACTGACCCGGTTTTAGATCGTTCAGAAACTGGGCCGTAATACGGTCGAATCCCTGCTCCGGGGTGTAGGTCATCATCACCTGGCCCCTCTTGTCCAGGGTCCTGGTGACGGCCTGGGAGTAGATATCCGAGGGGGGTAGCTCATCCAGCCATACTAAGTCCACTGCCCGGCCGTACCAGCGCTCCTGGCCCATGTTATAGGCGAGGAAGTAGAGGTAAGACGTGCCGGTAAGGTGTTGGATCTGGGCGATGGATACGGCGTTTGGTACGCCTGGTTTTCGCTCCAGTTTTATGATCTTGTTTTTCGGGATAGTCCCGGAACCCAGCTCCTCTGGTGAGCCTGGCTGGCCTAACAGCTCGGCCTGGTTTATATCCCTGACCGTTTCGTTAGACACACCCCCTACCCAGACGGTGATGGGCTTTTTATATCTTCGCCCCTGCCACCAGTCAGGATATATCCCGGTGAGGTGAAACGCGGTTTCAGAAGCCCCGCAGAATGATTTACCAATCCGGTTGCCTGCCATCAGCAAGCGCTGGGAACAATCCGCTCCGGTATCGTGAAACCTTTTCTGGTACGGGTAGGGGTCGTAATCCTCTACCCGGTTATACCGCTCCCGATCCAGGATCTGTCGTTGTAGTTCTACAGCCCTGGGGAGGTTAGCTTCGCTTATTGAACTGAGGTTCAACGAGGTGAATTCCGTTTCGCTTTGTAGTAATTGACCTGACGTTCACGTTTTAGCGCCCCAGCTCTGGTGTTGTAACTGCCCAGCCGTTTACCCTTTTTAGAATACAAAACGTACTTACTTCCAACCTTCCTTATCACTGCAACGTCCCTTTAGGTTCCGGCTCAGTCTCCCCCATAAGCTGTGCCAGTTCCGTTCTCAGTTCGGATGTGGACTTCTCCACCACCGTCTGCTCGATCTTCTCCGTGGGCTTGTAGCCGCTACGATCCAGAAGATCCCTGGCTGCCGCCAGTTTCACGGTATCGGATGTGGAGTTTTTAACCAGATCCAAAATGGTGTCCAGGGCCATGCCTGCACCATCCATCAGC